CCTTTAGCGTAACTTTCACTGATCACAGCATTTGCAGAAATGTCAAATCTAATAGTGTTTTCTTTTCTAAAGTCTGCAATCACACCTTGTGTAGGTCTGTCATAAGTATAACCATCAAAGTCAGTATAGTATTCAAAAATTTGAATATTTGTGTCATATACATATTCTTTAAATTGTAGTGGACGGTCTGGGACTAGGTCGCCGTCACTATCAACTGGTGCAACAATTACTTTTCTTGGATCAACATAGCCGTCGTTGTACTTGTACACATCTGCAATTTCCCAAACAATTTCTTGATCTAATCGTTCTTTGTTTTGTACATAATCAACTATTATCTTATCATTGCTTACGGCACTGGTTCTATCTGTTGAATAATGATATCTGTTTAACTGTAACCCGCTGTAAACTAGGTTGCCTGTTTGAGAAGTAACGTTAGCATTAGCAAGATATAATCTACCAGTAACGCTGGTATCAACATTTGCTGTTCCTGTTGTTCCGTAGCTATAACAATTAGCGTTACCGCTGAATACTATTAAAGATGTTCCGTCATTTGATGGTAATCTGTATGTGATATTTCCTGTTGACGAATCAATTATGTTGCCGCCAAATGTTGTGCTGTTGAAAGGTATGACAATTTGACTAGGAATCTTATTAATCTGTCCTGTGTTATTTGCCACAGTAACATACCTAGTTTGAGATTCTAACTCACCAGTTTCAAATGCTGTTGACAATAATACTGTTGATTCACTAACATACTGGTTACCTGTTGCAGTGTCAACAGTGTTTAAAATACCACCTTTTGGTATCATCAAACCAAAATTACTTTTCCAGTATACATTTACATCAAACCATTTTGTTTCTCTAGTTTTAAGAACTATGCCTGGATTGTATGATCTAGGAATATAAGTAGCACCAGTTGAAGTGTTTCTCCAACGATAGTCATTGTTATTAACTTTATGCCACTCGAATGTATCATTATTAAATGGTTTTGCATTAATAGTAGTAAACGTAATTTTATCTGCGGAACTCTTATTATTGTTATCTAATACTTTAACATTTTTAATGTTATAGAATTTAAGATCGTTCTTGCTTTGGACAACATAATCTTGTCCTCGGGCAGTTAAATTATATCTATAGCTAAATGCATTGATTGGAAAATATTCCATCAGCAACAACCAGCTAGAATCTAATCCTTGTCCAGTAGTATCTTTTTCATATGCAACATCAAACGAACCTGTCTTGTCTAGGTCCTTATTTGCAATAATATACCACGAATCTGCGTATAGATCGTAACCTAAACCAAATGTTCTGCGATTGTTAATTTCAGTTTGGATAGCATCTGCTTCACCGACTGTGAATAGTTTTCTTAGTGATACAATAACTTCTGTTGCTAACCAGCCTCGACCTACTGTATCGCTCAGTGTCCATGGACCAACACTAGTAACTAACCCGCTTGATAACGCACCATTATTTTCAATGTTAATGATTCTTACCCATTTATAATCTGACAAATCGTTTGAATTTACAAACTTAACCAAGCAGTTTTCTTTAAGCATTCTTGTTCTATCATTGATGTTTAACATTACTACTTGTGTGCCTGAACTAAATGTTTCAGTCATATAGCCGGTATCGCCTTGTGCATCCGCAGGTAAAGGCTCCCAACGAATGTTTAAATTGCTTATAATAAATTTGTTTTCTTGGAAAGCTGTCCAGTTATTTCTTAAACCATAATAAACAAAATTGTTTATGCGCTGTTTTTTAAGTGTTTCTGGCAAAATGCTAAGAACAACTTCACGTGAAGTTGTGTTGTCATTAATAACAATATTTTGACTATCATTACTATCTTCAACAAACAGAATTGCATCTTTAGCAAAAGTATCTAAACTCTGATATGTACCAGTAGGATCGTTAATGTCAATATAACGACTATGCCCGGCATGAGTCTTGTTAATTGCTTTAAGTTTTAAAATATTGTTACTTTGACTTAAAGGGAATACATTATAATCCTGTGCGCTCACCATTCTATTTTGTGTATAGAATACTTGTGGTGCTCTACGTTTAATAGCACCTAAACTTTCAGGAGGTAAACTGTTGTTAACGCGATATTCAAGTTTGAATGTAAGCGTTATTGCTTGATTTCTGTTTTGCTTATCTACATACGGAACAACAATAGAAATGTTTCTTGCGTTTTCTGGCTGAATAATAAATCGCACAGGATCGCTAGTTCTATACCATAGACGGTAAACACCATTAGGAGTATTTCCGAAGTTACCGTCGCTGAATTTTAATTTAATACCACCATTGTCAACATTTTCAACAGCATATAAATTTTTCGTACCTTTTGAAATACTGTTATAGTTCAAAGTTTGGCCAACAGTATTAGGCACTTTTTCCCATTTGCCAAGCGGGAGTCCAGCAGTATTAATTTCTTGAAGATAAACATCGATTTCGTTGATGTTTAATTCGCTAACAATTTCTTCTCTATTTTGTAGAGGCACGGTATAATCATAATCTTTGAAATTTAGTGTACCCTGCTTAAACATTACAAAAAAGCCTGTATTTTTACTGGATAACCCTAAACCGTCATTTCTGTAAATGATGTTAAACAAGTTAGTCGGATCTGGATGTCTTTCAAAGAAATAACCATTATCTGTAAAATCAGGATTTACTATATTAAACGGCCTTGCTACGCCATCAGAGGTGACACTAAAATTATATGTTATGGGTGCAGTTATGGGTGTATTAAATTGATATAAGTCTGTAGGAATATCGCCTAGTACACCTGACTTCACTGGAGCAGTAAATCTATTTGAACTACTCATTGCAGCGTTAAGCACTGTAATAAATTGTTCGTAACTTAACGGATTGTTTGCATCATCCCAAAAGATATTAATGTTGTTTAAATCGTTGCCTTGACTATCTGTTAGTGTTTCTGTTGTTCTAACACCAGTAAGTTTCATCAAGCCGCTAGCAGGCACGTTACGCTTTGGATTATACCCCAACATACGTGCTAGTTTAAATACGCTGTCGCGGCGTTCAGCAGTTTCTAAGAAGTTTTCGCGACTGTTTAAGTCCATGCGGAAAGCAAGTGACTGTGAAAGGTACGCAAGCATTTCAATGATAGCAATGAATTCACTGCTTTCAATATAGTCATTGAAATTTTCGGGATAGTTGGTCCGAACATAATCAACTAGCGATGTTCGAATAGAATCAAAATCATATGCCTGAAAGTTTACTTGACTATAGGCTTTATATGCTACTGTCCAATCTTCGGCAGCAAAGAGATTATTCTGTCTATTAACTATCGCCATTATTCTATACCTTCATTAATCTGTTTTTCAAAAATTAAGTATAAACTGTCAACATTGTTGAATGGCAGATATCTTAATTGTATATCAGCTGAAATTGCGTGATCTGCTGTATAAACTGTTAGATCTATTAGCTGGACTCGTGTCTCTTTTGCAACTATTCGTTCTATATCTTTAGTAACCGCTGAGTTTAATGTTACATCATTAGGGTCCATTAGTAAGTCCCAAATAATACTACCAAAATTAGGACGCATTACTCTCTCACCTTTTTTGGTGTAGAATTCGTTAAGCAAATCTCGCTTGATTAGCTCTTGATCTGTTATAGTAAACGGGGCTTTTACCCTGTCTAATGTGGTAAATCCTTTGAATGTTGCCATAACAATATTTATCAAAAAAATTAAATACTGTTTTAATTACCGCTCAAAATAGGTCTTGACAAATTTCAAAAAGGTTGTTATAGTTACATTAGTGTTTAACATCAGGACATAGCATATGTTTGTAAAGATTCCCGAAAATGGTTACTGGTTTAAAAAGGACAGTATCCGCAAGATTGAAGAAAAGTATGGCGCCAAATACATGGGATATTGGGCTACCAAAAACAGTCGCGGTAGTTGGAATGACAGCCCGGTAGATGTGTTCTATCAACCTAATCCGGATATCAGTAAAGGCCATACCCATTATTTTGGCATGTTTATTAAGAATGATCCGTATAGTGGT